CTCCATTATCACATCCGTTCTTGACTCCAGCAATGTAGCATTCACTATAAATACCTACATTTTGGTATGATATGTAAATGCCACCATTGCCTATAGCAGAATCAAGGGTACAAGAGCCAGAAAGGCCAGAATACCTTTGTTCAGCATAGGCGCGGACTCGAGTGACGTTACTCATCTGGCGTTGACGAAGCTTAGAACAAGCATCGGCAACATCCATAGCGAGTGGGCGCCACCCGAATCTGTACTCGAGCCAAGTATCAGCGAGAGCTTTCCGGAACGTCGGCATTTTAATATGCTTGCTAAGAAACTGTCTACGAAGGCTCTTTGCCTTCGAGATGTAACCTAGCGTGAGGTTCTTAAGAGAGTTCATCGGATGAATGGCTGACTCCATAGTTTCTTTAAGTTCGCCAATGTCCTGGCCGCTTTCAAAAGCGGTTCGGGCTTCATTGACGGCATCAAAGAACTTCTGGAGGGCGCGGTTATGTACTGCGGTCGACGTAGATCCGTCAACATTACTAGCAGGGGACCAACCCACAGTTGGGCAGGCCGTACCTGAGTGAGTAATATCAAGAGACCATCTGCGATTAAAACGATCGGTAGAGCCGGCTGATCCGCTAATAAGCGGGAAGTCGCCTTCAACGCCACTCCAGGAAGCTGGAGTAGTGGCGTCAAGACCTTGAGAGATCTGTTGTTTCCAGGAAGGGTTGATAAAGCCAGAGATGCTCAAAGATGAGTCAATATTATTAGTGAAGTGGTAAACGACACTAGTAACTGACTCATTAAGATACACTGTGGCAGACCAACGACTCCCTATAACAGCATGTCTCGTCTTAGTATAGCCCATCAATCCCATAATCGCCTCCGTCGATCTGTTTAGCCCTCCTAGTGAGTTACCAACTCACACAGGTTCAGGCGTTACAGAAGAGAGACCTAAGGAAGAACCACAGAACGAATGTAACTAACAACATAACGTAGACGAGTTTCATAGTCGAACTGTAAAAAAGTCCGAATAGGAATCCGTTTTACGTTAAGGACCCAGTTATAAAACAGGGTCTCAGACGGAAGCATCAAGAGAAGCTCGCCAAAGGTGAGACTATCAAGAGGCTTCTGAAGAACGTTAGGAACAGTGTTCATGGTTATCCTCAGGCAAAAGCCTAAAGGGCTAACAACCCCAAGGCGAAGCATCGCAAAACCGGGAAACGATATGTGTCCCGACGATGCGAGAGGCCCCGAAAGGGG